CATGTGCCCCACCTCACCTTTACCGTGCCGCCGATGTCGGCGTAGCGCATGATCCGGTCACCCGACCGGCGCTGATACGCCTCGTCCGATTTCTTGGCCGGGATAACCCGCGTCAGGCCGCGCGAATTGCTGGCCAGCGTGATCGATGCAGTTGCATCGCCGCCTTCCTCAGGCGTCGGGATCGACACGCCGTCAATCCAGCCCTTGAAGATCCGCACCGGGCTGCCGAGCAATGTGCCCTCTGCCGGAGCGAAGAAAGCGCGGTGGATCTCCACCGGGGCCAGCTTTGGCTCATAGCCGCGCAGGGCGATCTCCACCTCAGGCGCGATGCCCGACACGCTCACCTCGGGTTGCCAGACCTCAAGCCCGGCCCGCGCGGTCAGGTCGGGCACTGCAAGCAAGGCCCCTACCCCGAAGTATTCCCGCACCACGCTGTCAATCGTGAACTCGGCATGGTCGTCGCCGTCCCACAGGCCGATGGTTTCCGTTGCCAGCGTGTCGCGGTTCTTGGCCCTGATCCACAGCAGGTGCCGCACAAGCAGGCCGTGGCGGGCGCTCAGGTTGCCCGCGATGATGCTCTCATAGGTCCGCATATCAGCCCCGCAAAGTCTGTTGCAGCGTCAGGCTCAGGCCGTCCGTGACTGCCACGCCTGCGGTGCCGGTGCTGCTTTCCACGAGAACAGCCTTCATCCACGGCCGCAGCAGCCGCACAGCCGCGTTGATGGCGTAGCCGGGCCGGATGGTCGGGATAACCTCGAAGTCACCCGTCACGCCGGAGCCGTTCGCAGTTGCCGCCGACACCACCTGATGGAAGGCATAGCGCAGGGGATCGGTGCCATAGGTGAAGCTGAGGTAATCACCCGGTGTCAGCGCATAGCCAGCCGGAAGCCCGCCCAAGCGGATATCCCGCAGGTTAGCCCGCACCGTGTTCAAGACCACGCTGGAACTTGCCACGATGCTGCCGGTCGGGTCGTAGGCCGGGGCGAAGCAGGGTTTCGGGCGGATCAGCAGGGATGCTGACGGTTGCCGCAAGAGGTGCAGCTTGGAACGGATTTGCTCAGCGTCACGGTGCCTCGCGGGCGACAGTTCAAGCTGCACGCGCCACAGCCGCGCGCCAAGCTCGGCCCGCATCACATCTCCACCAGCAGACCGGGTGATAAGCTGTGACGTGGGCAGATCAAACGACGCAGCGCGCACGCGCAGGCCCTCGAAGAAGGCCGACGTAGACATGGGATAGACTTGTGCCATTAGCTGCGCCTCCGGGGATCGCTTGAGTATTTCCGGAGTGAGTCAGGCTGTTGCCGCTGCGCCTGCGCCAAGCCCTGCTTGGTGATATTCGCGGCACGGCTATCAACGCGGGCGTCGAAGTATTCGCTGGCCGAGACGTAGACCTGCACAACCTGCGCCCCACCCCCGGCGCGCTGGCCTTTGGTGTGGTCAACGACGGTTTCACGCGGGTGCAGCATGGCAAGGAAGCCCCCTTTGCCGTCGAGACCGCCAGACCGTGAGCCGCCGCCAGTGTAACCGCCGCCATCCATCGATGTGAGGCCCCCGATCCAGCTTGTCAGGGCGCCACCCCCAGGCATTGCACCGATAAGTCCGAGAACGCCTTTCGCCATTTGGACTTTTGCGATTTCGAGAAGCAGGCTGGCAATGGCCTTCTTGGCCGCATCAGACCCTTCAAGGATCGAACCAAAAAAATCGCCAAGCGCGTCTTTGCCCCGCTCGCTGGCCTCCGCAATGTCATCCATTTTCTGCTTGGCATTCTCAGCTTCAAGAGCGGCCTGCGCATAGGCCCGCGCTTGCTCCTCGATCTGCGCCGAAAGCTCTGGCGTGATGGCCTTGCCCTCTTCTTGGGCGGCGATCAGCAGCGCGGCTTTCTGCTTGGCATACTCAGCCGCATCGCCATAGATGTTTTGCGCATTGGCAGCGTCCAGATAAGCCGCAGTCTCGGCACGCATCGTGTCAATGCGCTTCTGCACGTTCTCGACAGCCGAAGCATACTCATCACGATTAGCTCCGCCTCCTTTTCCGCCACCGCTTCCTGCGCTTAGACGCTTCCTCTCATCGGTGATAATCGTGTCGAGACCATCCCGCCCAAACTCGCCATAGCCCTGTTGGCTCGACGTGCGAGGATCGCCACCGCGACCCGAGTAAACCTTACCCTTGTCGGCCAAAGCCTGTTGCGCCGCGAGCATCCTTGCCGCATCCGCCGCCGCCGCCATGTTTCCGGCCAGCCGCGCCGCCTGATCTGCACCGGCGCCGATGTTCCCCGCAATCGGGGCATTGGCGATGGCCGAGGCGCTTCCAGCCGCATCAGCGGTCTGCGCAGCGAAGCTCTGTTGTTCCATCGCCGCCTTGGAGGTGTTGTCGAGCAGGGCTTGGCTTTCTTCCGAGAGGCCAATCCCGTTATCGAGACCATCGCCAAGCGCAAGTGCCATCTCTTTCATGGCCTCAGCCTTGGCCTGCTCGTCGCCACTTGCCAGTGCCGTATTCATCTGGTCGATAGCATCCGCAACGCGCGCCGCCTCGTCGTAGGTCATCCCCCACTCTTCGCGGATATCGGCTAGAATGTCCTTCATTGCGTCGGCTGCGGCATATTCCATGCCGGGCGTCTTCATCTCGACATCTTGCAAATAGCGGTATTCTTCGATCATCCCCCGAAGACCGCCAAGCTCGTCCTCGACGCCCTGCCCTACCTTGGCGATGCTGTCGGACAGCCGAACTTTAGCCAGTTGCAGCATGATTTCCTGAATTTCGCGGGCTGCCTCTGCGTTTTGGCCGAACTTGGCATACATCTCCCCCATGGGCGTCAGAACCGCCTCTACTGCCTCGCGATAGTCGCTGGACGCCTGCGTCAAGCCTTTAATCGCATCATCCAGTGACACGGCCTCGTCGCCCGCGCCGATCAGCATCGAGATAAGCGGAATACCAGCGGCCACGGCCACCCCTACCACAGCGCCAAATGCCCCGAACCCGCCCAGAAGTTGGGGAAGCTGTTGACCCAATGCACGCGCAGCACCCTGCCCGGCTGCCATCTGGACCGCAACATCCTGCAGCTGAAAACTCACATTCTGGATCATCTGCGAACGTCCGCCACCGATGCGAGATACAGCCTTTGCGGCTCTATCGGCGTCGGCTGCCATCTTGCGGCTGGCTGAACCAAAACGGTTCTCCATTCCAGTCGACGTCTGGTAAGCAACAGCCTGCGCGCGCTTCATCTGCGCTTCAAATTTGGCGAGTGTCGCCTCAAGCCGGACGACAAGCGCCTCCTCAGCCGACTGTTTCGCCATTTTCCAGTGCCTCCGGCTCGTAGCGCGCGAGAATGTCGGCGAATTCCTCGTCAGTCAGGAACTCGGCCTTTTGCTTGGACCCGGCATTGAAGCCCCGGATCAGGTTCACAAAGTCAGCGTATGGCATCGCCCGCAGGTCATTGGGCGACATGTGGAAGGTCTGGCAAATCTGCGAGACCTCACTGAATTTCAGCGGCTTCGGTTCATCACCGCCAGCCTTCTCCGAAGGCTCAATCCCCGCCATTAGCGCGGTCAAGATATCCATCGCGAGCGATGCATGGGCGACATACGGCCCCTTGTCAAAATGCTCACGCATCAGGTGATCAGCCTTAAGTCGCTCAAGGCCACCACCGATCAGCGCGAGACGGATCGTGTGGTAGACCTCGCCAGCGCCGAACCGGCCAGTGCCAATCGCCATGAAGATCGCGCCTATTGCGGCGCGCTCTTTCCCATTGCCGCAGGCTTGTTCAAGGTCCAGCACATCGCCGAACCGGAGCGCGAAAAGCCTCTCGCGCCCCGCCCATTCACGGATCAACTCCATCAGGCAGCCGCCGGGGTCCAGACGCGCTGACCGGCGCCGGTAATCGTCGCGGTGAATTGAACTTTCCCGCTGCTTTCCTTGACAAGCTCAAGCTCGCCGAGGAACGCGGGCAACGTCCAGTATCCGCCCGAGTTGGCAAGGCTTTCATCCAGCATGATGCGGATGTTTTTTTCCGTCCCATCATCGGCCCAAGTGCGCCAAGTCGTCCAAGCCTGCGTCGTCACCATGCCGGAGATCGAAACGCTCGTATCCTGGCTCTCAAGGTGGCGGATGATCACGCCGGGCACGTCGAGCGGATCGTCACAATCCAAAACGACATTCTCGCCCAGGTTGTTCGTGAGCTTGATGTTGTAAGCGTTCGCGCCGCAGGTGTGCGCGAAAACTTCGGTCGTAGCCCCATTGCCAAGCTGGACAATCAGGCGGGTCGTCTGTCTGCCGGTCGCCATAGGTCAATCTCCTCTGATGGCGTGGTGGTTTTGCGCCGGGATGGCCTCGGCTTTGCCTTCCGCGATCAACGCCGCTGCGATGTGGCGAGGGACGGAAACTGTGGAGCCTGCCGAAAAGGCAAGCGTCACCCCGCCGCTGACCCGATAGTCAGCCGGGGCGAGGATCTGGATTTTCATGGGATCAGGACTTGATTGCCTTGGTCATGGCCCGTTTCAGGCGGGCGTTGACCTTTTTCTTGTGCGCGCGCCATGCGGGGAAGAAGAATGGATGCGCCCGCATTTCCTTGGTTCCGAACTCCTGAAACCGGGCGTAAAAAGCTTCTTTCCCGCCAGCGTAAATGGTGATCGATAGTGCCCCGTAAGCCTTGCCGCGAACCGCACCGACCTTCATCGTGCCCGCCGGTGCATCGCCCCAAGTCCAACCTACGCTGTCGGCCATCTTTCCTGTCCGCCCACGGCTGGCAAAACGCTTCATCGTGGCAACAATTTCAGTCGCGCTGCGCTCAAGTTCCTTTTCCGCTGCATCGCGGACGCGCTTTGGAATGGCGCGGAACCGTTCATTCAGCCGGTC